GCCCGTCTGGCCTGAGTATGATGACGAGCTGATGTCCGGGGACACTGAGGTAGACCCGTACTTCCCTGTGCAGATAGGCGTTGACTTTGGTTTGACGCCGGCAGCGATATTCGGGCAGCGAACATCTGCCGGGGGCTGGCGCATCCTGGATGAGCTGGTGACGTTCGATATGGGCCTGGAGCGGTTCGGCCAGGAACTGCTGGGCAGGATAGCAGAGCGTTATAGCAAAAACGAAATCCTGGTCTGGGGCGACCCAGCCGGTAACAAACGCGATGAAATCTACGAAGTGACCGCGTTCGACCATCTCCGCAGCCTGGGCTTCAAGGCACAGCCGACAGAAAGCAATGCTTTCCAGGTGCGGCGAGAGGCGGGAGCCGCGCCTATGTCCAGACTTATTGCCGGCAAGCCTGGCCTGATGGTCAACAAAAAATGCCTACGGCTGCGCAAAAGTCTGTCTGGCGGATATTTCTTCAAGCGGCAAAGCCTGGGTGCCGGCCAGGAACGGTTCAAAGATATGCCGGTGAAGAATGAACATTCACACTGCGGCGATGCGTTTGGATACCTTATGCTAGGCGGTGGCGAACAGCGTAGACTACGAGGCCGGGGCCATCTGGCTACCGGAGGAACTTACACAGCACAAACGGACTTTGAGATAATATGATTACTTTCCCAGACGTAAAGCTGTCTAAAGGGCAGCACATAGTGCCATACCGCTCTGAACATCTGTTGAGCCTGGACCTCAGAGAGTATGAAACTGAGAACTACAAAGGGCACATCGAAGAATACCTGGAGTATGTGGATATCAATACTGTTGAAGGGCTGACCTGGACGGGCATTGCAAAAGGCAAAGTCATCATGATATTCGGTTTTCGGCCTATGTGGCGCGCAGTAGGCGAAGTATGGATGCTGCCAGGCTACGGGATAGAGAAAAATGCGATATCGTTGTTGAGGGCATCGAGGCAAGTTTTAAGTAATGTCATCCATGATTTCGACCTAAAACGCCTTCAAATCGCCGTCTCAACCCGTAACGATACCGCTTACAGGTTTGCAAAAAAACTGTATTTTGAAGAGGAAGCTATAATGCAGCACTACGGTCCCGAAGGGGCTGATTATCGATTGATGGTGAGGTTTGAATAATGGGTGGTATTTTTAGTAAACCGAAGGCTCCGACCCCGGACCCAAGCATTGCTGAAGCTCAAAAGAAACAGCAAGAGCGTCTTGACCGGCAGGAAACAGAGCAAAAGCAAAAGATTGCTTCTCGCTCACGCGCCAGACGCTCTGGTGGATTACGTCTTCTGATGTCTCCTCAGAGAGCTGAAGACCAGACAGGCGTATCAACAAAGCTGGGTGGTGGACAATGACAAAAATTAAAGATGACCCGCGTGTTCATAGACGCGCAGCTGTAGAGCCGGCAGAGCAGCCGGTTGCTGAAGTGAAGGTAAAGGCACCACGGAGTAAAGCCAGTGACGCTAAAAAAGCACCAAAATCCAAAGGGCGGTCTTAACGCAGCTGGCCGAAAACATTTCGGGGTGAAGGCTCCCGTGAAAAGCGGGGATAATCCCAGGCGTGCTTCTTTCCTCGCACGCATGGCCGGCGTCTCAGGCCCAGAGCGTGACAGCAAAGGTCGTCCCACCAGGCTGTTATTATCGCTCCGGGCCTGGGGGGCCTCCTCAAAAGAGGATGCCAGGGCTAAAGCAGCAGCTATAAGTAAGCGGAATAAGGCGAAAAAACAAAATGCCTAAATTAAACGTACCCACCATCATGGAACGCGAAGCCAAAGCACAGGCACGCAAAGATGAATGGCGCACCATTTACGAAGATTGTTATGAGTTTGCATTACCGCAGCGCAATCTGTACAGCGGATACTATGAGGGCAAGGTTGCCGGCAAGGGCAAGATGGCCAGGGTGTTCGATAGTACAGCCATCCATGCTACGCAGCGGTTTGCTAATCGACTCCAGGCGGGGCTATTTCCTCCATACAAACAGTGGTGTCGCCTGGAGGCTGGCTCTGCTGTCCCAGAAGAAGACAAACCGGCAGCCCAGGAATTGTTTGACGAGTACAACCGGCGTATGTTCGATACACTGCGTCAGACAAACTTTGACCTGGCTATGGGCGAGTTTTTGCTGGAGCTGGCTGTCGGTACGGCTGTAATGATGATTACACCAGGCGATGAGGCTACCCCTATCCGGTTTACGCCTATCCCGCAGTACCTGGTCGCTTTAGAAGAAGGGCCGTATGGTACGGTAGATAACGTCTATCGTAAGCAGCGCATGAAAGCTGAAGTCATCCCGCGTGAATTTCCAGATGCAAATATATCTGTAGAGCTGCAGGAAGCGATTGACCGGGCCCCGGACAAAGAATTGGATTTGTTTGATTGTGTGTTGTTGGACCAGGAAACAGGCCGCTATCACTATCACGTTATCTGGCCAGCTAAAAAGCAGGAGCTGGTCTATCGTGAGATGCGCAGCAGCCCCTTCATTGTTGCCAGATATAGCAAAATTGCTGGCGAGATATACGGTAGAGGGCCGCTGGTTACAGCAATCAGTGATGTCAAAACGCTGAACAAAACCCTGGAGCTGGTGTTGAAAAATGCCAGCCTGGCCATTGCCGGCGTGTATACAGCTGCAGATGACGGCGTTCTAAACCCACAAAACATCAAGATTCAACCTGGTGCGGTTATCTCTGTCGCCAGGAACGGCGGTCCCCAGGGGGCGTCACTGACTCCGCTGCCGAAAGCCGGGGACTTTAACACCAGCCAGATTATCATGAACGATTTGCGAATGAACATCAAAAAGATGCTGATGGACGATACGCTGCCGCCAGACAATATGTCAGCCCGGTCTGCTACGGAAATCGCAGAACGCACCCGTGAGCTGGCCACTAACCTGGGCAGCGCGTTCGGCAGGATGATACAGGAAACGCTGGTTCCTATCGTCAGCCGCACGCTGTTTGTGATGGACCAGCAGGGCCTGATTGATATGCCGCTCAAGGTCAACGGTGTAGAAGTCAAGGTGACACCAGTGTCGCCGCTGGCCCAGGCGCAGAAGCTGCAAGAGATTAACGATGTCGTGCAGTATATGCAGATTGCCAACCAAATGGGTCCGCAGGGCCAGGTTACTGTGTCTGTGCCGCGTGTCCTAGAGTTTATCGCTGAACGTCTTGGTATTGAGCAAACGCTGCTGAATAACCCAGAAGAGCAGCAAATGATGATGCAGCAAATGCAACAGATGATGATGGCCCAACAGGCCCCGCCAGAGGCGCAGGAAGCCCCAGGCGTTGAGGAGCAAATGGTATGACCGAAGGATGGGACGGTCTAGCCCCGGCAGAAAATGAGCAGCCACAGGCAGACAAGCTAGACGTAATTTATGCCAAAGCATTTAGCAGCCCTGAAGGGCAGAAGGTGCTGGAGCATTTAAGACAAATCACCATTGAGCAGCCGACATGGCAGCCAGGTGAAGATGCAAGTTTTGGGCACGCCAGGGAAGGTATGTGCAATCTTGTGAGGTATATCGAAAAACGCATCAGGAGGAGCGAGAATGGATAACCAGGAAGCCGTACAGGCAACAGAGCAACAGGCAGATGCCCCGCTGCTGAACCCGCAGCAGCCAGAGGCACAAGAGGCGCAGACTGAACAGCCTATGCCCCTGTTCGATGAAGAGCAGCCAGAAACGCAAGTCGATGACGATGATGAGCCGATTGAGCGGCCAGATTACTACCCAGCAAAGTTTTGGGATGAGGATGGACCAGATGTTGAGAAACTGGCAAAGAGCTATGCAGAGCTTGAAAAGCAATTTAAATCTGGCAAGCATAAAGCTCCAGAGGGCGATTATGATACGGCTGACCTGGTTGATGCGGGTCTGGACCTTGAAAATGAAACCACCCAGCTTTTCACAGAATGGGCAAAAGAAAATGGGATCAGCCAGGCAGCGTATGAAGACCTGGTTTCAAAAGTTGTACAGATAGGTCTAGCAGAACAGCAGGACTTCCAGGTTGACCGCCAGGAAGAAATGAACAAGCTAGGTGAGCGTGCCCAGGAAAAGATACAGATGACCGAGCGGCTGCTTATGAAAGCTCCGCTGACAAACGATGAGCGTAACGCCCTGGCATACAGCCTGGATAGCGCAGACGGCATC